AATCCAACAACTTTAATAAGTTTTGATAAAGTTAGACGAGGTGCTTTGCATCCCACTCAAAAGCCCGTAGAATTAATGAAATACCTAATTAGCACCTACACAAAAGAAAATGACTTGGTATTAGACTTTACAATGGGAGTAGGCACAACTTGTTTAGGATCAAAGGAGTTGAACCGAAAGTTTATTGGAATTGAAAAAGAGGTAAAATATTATGATTTGGCAGTTGCTCGTGTGTTCGGGTAGCATTGCCACTAACGGTTGAGTGTATAAGCAATAGCCGAACACAAAAAATGATTAGAAGAAACTTAAATATTAATAACTGCAATAGTTTGAAACGCCTAACGGCTATTGCTTATACACTTTGTTAGGCACAGTTAAATTAATTATGACAACACTAAAATTAGTAAACTTGATGATGCGTTCATCTGACCACAATCCTTATACTGGAAAACTATCCAAGAAGGATAATATATTGGCTGCAATAGAATTAGCCAAACTATGTAAAAACTTTGCAGATAAAGGACAAATGGATGAAGCAATGAACATTGAAAGCAAACAATGGGTTGTGGTCATTTCTGAACTCGAAGGTATGTCGCTTAATTGTGCCTAACGGACCAGAGCCTTGCGAGGTCGGGAAAAATGAAACAAAAATATCAATCTAACTGAAAACATTATGGAACCTACAAAAAATGAATCTACCACTGAACCCCAATCTTGTAAGGCTGGTGTTATAGGAGGTTTTAACATAGATAAGATGAAAATAATAGTGCCTTATTATATAGTTGATATGGGCGAAATACATTGTAATGAACTTAGATTTATCATTGATACTTTTCTCTCACAGAATCATGATTTCAGAGTTAAGGTAGAGGAGCTTAAAAATCTCCTATAACGGTCGACAGCTTGTAGGAGTGGCTGTACTGAAAACACTCCTTTTATTCACTCGCTGATAAGCCATTCTTACAAGGTGGTGTTATCGGCTTTTAATTATTAACAAAATGGAAAAATGGATTATTCTTTACATGCAAAAAGAAAGATTATTTAAAAACAAAATATTTGATCTGGAAGATGTAGCTGTTTGTGATGATTTACACGGTAACCTTCTTGTATTTGATTCATTAGATCAAGCATCTAATTATCAAGAAGATCATGGTATTAGTGGTCAGTGCGTAGAATTGCCGATATTCTAATTGTCGATAACACAAAAATAAATCCCGTTTCAATGGGTTTTATTAACTGTTAACCTTAGTCAATCGAATTAAACAAAACAAAATGAAAACGAAACAAGCAATATCATACTTACTATTCAGCGCAATGGCTGAGATAATGGTAAGTCAATACGAAAATACTCATATGCTAAGGGTATATGATCCTGCATTAGAAACTAAGATAAGGAATCTAAAAGCTAATTTTGAAAGAGTAAGTAAACAGGCACATGTTTTATTTACCGAAGATGAACAGTTAATATTCTTTGACTTAATTAATGTCTTTGAATCATTATTAGACCATGCTAGTAATTATGGATCGTTCAATGATTTGATGTTATTGATTAAGTCTTGGCAAAGTGGAGATATAACAATGATTAATTCTAAAGAAGAACTTAAAGAAGTAGCTAACCAAATTTAACATGATAAACAGAACTGAGGAAATAAACAGAATAATCAAAGAGAATGGTTATAAATCATATCTAGAGATTGGATTAGGTAACGGTGCTAATTTCAAAGCTATTGAATGTGATGTTAAGATAGGAGTTGATCCTGAAGTAACTGGGAAAGATATAGGAACTCTTGATTCAGATACTTTTTTTGAACATTGCCAAGATACTTTTGACCTAATATTCATTGACGGCCTACACCATGCCGACCAAGTAGAACGAGATATTATAAATTCTTGGAACTGCTTAAATAAGGGAGGGAAGATTCTTATACATAATGTAAAACCTTTAGATGAGAAATGCACAAGAGTACCAAGGGAACAGGATAGTTGGACGGGTGATGTTTGGAGGGCTTGGTATGGTCTTAAAAATACCTATCCAAAGTTGAAATTAGATTACATTGATGAAAGGGTAGGTTTAGCGATTATTCATAAATCTAGGCATAAGATTGAGTCTGGATTCGTAGATTATGAAACTAGCTATGAGGATTATAATGATTATAAAAAGTGGGAGGTATGAGATATTTTTTATATGTAGGAGAAAATTCTGATAACCACTATTTAAAAACAAATAAAATTTATACTGAAAAATCTAAATATAATGAAAATGACTATATCATTGATTTCATTGATTTTTCAATAACAAATGGATTTGATTGTAGTGAATTTGTTGAGTTGAAAACAATTAATTCAAGTATTGGAGGGTTAATTATTGCATTAAAAGATTTGTGTTATGATTTCGGGTTAAATGTTGATGTTACTATATCTAGCAAATGAAAACAATCTTTACAGTCCTAATAGGTGGATATGACGAACTGAAAGAAGCTCCTAAGTTTCCAGATTGGGATTGTGTTCTATTCACCGATAAACCGCCAAAGAATAGCAAAGGATGGAAGGTAAGAATAATCAAGCCTGAATTATCAAACGAAAAAGAGTCAAAGCGTTACAAGCTACTAAGTCATGTTTACCTAAGCGAATACGATTTAGTTTGCTATATAGATGCAAATATGACTCTAATCAAAGAACCTCCTAGCTATCCTGTTTGGTTTTTGCATCCAAACCGTAGGAAAGTATTTGATGAAGCTAAGCAGATATTAAGACTTAACAAGGCTAATAGTGATGAGATAGATATTCAGATGAGGTATTTCATTAACTCAAAATTCAGAGATAATATAGGGTTATTCCAAAATGGATTCTTTGTCAGAGAACATAATCCTAAAATGAATGAGTTGTTAGAATGGACATTTAATGTAGTTAAAAAACATAGTCATAGAGATCAATTAGCTTTGCCGTTCGTTTGTTTTCTTCTAGGATATAAACCTCAGGGATTGGTAAGAAATCAGAATCACAATTACTTAAGATTTGATACTCATTCAAAAACAGTCAATACCAAGAAAGTCAATGTACACCACATAACTCCAGCTCGATCAGATAAGAATTTCGGAAAAGCAATTAACCAACTGATTGAAGGATTACCGGATGAAGATTGGATATGTCTAAGAGATATTGATACCGTGCCAGTTTATCACGAAATGTTTATCAAGCAATGCGAAGAAATAGCTAATGATCCTAAAGGATTTGATTTAGTGGGATCTATGACCAATAGATTAGGATTAGATTATCAATTAGTTCCTGGAATGTTTGATGAGTGGGATATTTTAAAACATAGGGAAGTAGCCAAGGAATTAGCTAAGACCAAGGACATTAAGCCTTTGTTTGGATTGCAAACGGTAGGAGGGTTAATGATGTTGTTTAGCAAGAAAACTTGGTTGACGGTGGGAAAATTTCCAGAGGGAGGAATAATGCTTAAAGGAAAGTTTTTGGACTATCATTTTTCTAATTCAGTTGGAAAAGCTAAATTGAGAATGGGAATAGCTCAGGGTATTTATTTGTTACATCTTTACAGGATGGATGCCCCAAATGGAGAAACTAGGAAAGATATAAATAGATTGATATGAAAAATTTTATAAATTGGTTATTGGGGATTTCAGATCCTGAAATAATAAAAATTCACGAAGAAAGAAGATTAAGGGTAATTGATAAAGATATTTTTGATAAATTCTATCAACGTCATTCAAAACCAGAGATTATATTTGGTGAGGATATTAAATTTATAAATTTCGATAAACCAATAAGAAAGAAGAAACCTAAATGGATTTATCAAACTCCTTTGTAAAAATACAATAGATTAATTTAAACTTAAACAATAAAAAAATAAAAGAACACCAAAACAGAGTAATTCAAGAAACATTTGATTTGTTTGAAAAGGCAATTAAATTAGAATCATTTATTAACAGCTCAAATTATGAAAATTTAGAAGGTGAGGAAAAGAAAATTTTATTTGAGCAATTAGATTTAATGAAAAAATACTACGAGATTCTAAGGTATAGGATTGGTCTGTTTAAATAGTAAAGTTGAGAATCACCCCTAAGCCGTTGCAAATTGTAACGGCTTTTTTGTTATTTATTTTTTTTATTATATTTGCTAAAACGATTAAGCAAATGATAACCAAAGGCATTAACGAGGGATTTATTGACCAAGACCTAAAGCAGGGTATAGTTTCTGGATATTTCGCAATGTTCGGAAATAAAGACCTTGACGGAGATGTAATTGAGAAAGGTGCATTTGCTAAGACCATTCAAGAGCGTGGGCCATTAGGTAAAGGGCTTATTAAGTTCTTATTAGACCACGATCGGACAAAAGCAGTAGCCAAGATAACTAACCTTGAAGAAGATTCTAAAGGGCTTAGATATGAGGCTAAGATAGGTACTCATTCCTTAGGAGTTGACTTTATGAAGATGATTGAATCTGGATTGATTAATCAACATTCATTTGGATTCGTTACTATTAAGGAAATGTATGATGGCCAAATGAAAGCCAATCGGATCAAAGAAGTAATGATGCATGAAGGTTCAGCTATTCAGTTCTTAGGGGCTAATCCTGAAACTACTATGATAGACTTAAAGTCAGAAATAGATGCATTGGAATATTTCAACAAACTAGAAAAATTCATCAAGACAACTGATTGTACTGATGAAACTATAATCACATTAGAAAAACGCTTAAAATCACTTTCAGAATTATTAAAGCCGTCAATAGACACTTTCGATAAAAAGGGAGCCGATGAAGTATTAAATATTTTATCAAAACTTTCATAATAAAAAAAACATGGATCAGAAAGATTTATTAACTGCGATCGAAGAAAAAGTAGAAGTAGCTAAAAAGAATTGGGCTTCCGAAGTTGAAAAGAAAGGTTCAGAATTTGAATCTAAACTCGAAAAAGCCATTGCAAAGTTACAAGAAGAGTCTAAAGATTTCGACTCTAAAAACGGTGCTAAGTTTGAAGATTTCAAGAAAGCGATTGAAAAGGATTTCGATTCTTTGTCAGCTACTTTGACAGATAAGGCAAAGGATAATTCAAATCAAATATCATTCAAAGATGCAGTTACTAAAGGCGTTGGTAATCAGCTTGACGAAATCAAAGGTAATGCCAGAGCTAGAAGAGAAACTATCATAGACCTCAAGTCTATGGGTTTTGAGAACTTCACGAATTACGACACATTCACTCAGGATATTCGTAATACTGTAATTCCTACAATGGAAGAGGCGTTTCACGTTCGACAAATATTGTCAAGTGGTACAACTACTGGGGCTACTCTTTATTACCCTAAAGCAACTGGTAAAACAGGTGCAGGACCTGCCGGATGGGATTACAATAAGACCACCGTTGCAAGTACCGTTGTAAAGCCAGCATTTGCGATGAACTTCGAAAGAATGTCCGCACCTGTTGAATGGATTGCAGGTATCTTAACATTGCCTATTGAAATGTTGGAAGACCTATCATGGTTGACTTCATACCTTGCGACTTATGCACCTATTGAGCTATTGAAAGAAGAAGATGACCAAATCCTAAATGGTGATGGCACTGGAAACACTTTGAATGGTTTGATTAATACTGCAGATGCTTATTCAGGAACTTACGGTGTAGGTATTGAAAGAATCATTGACGCTGCTTATGGTCAATTAGGAGAATCTAATTTTGACATGCCTACAAACGTTCTATTGAATCCTAGAGATATTGTAGCGATTATGTTGAATAAGGCTTCAACTTCAGGCGAATACAACCTTCCTGAAGGAGCTGTTGGAATCGTTGGAGGTAGATTACAGATTGGTGGATTGACGGTTAATAAGACCAATAAGATTAGCCAGGGTAATTTCCTAGTAGGTGATTTCATTAGAGGTGCTGCATTGGTAACAAGATCAGCTATGCAATTGAGGTTCTTTGACCAAAACAAAGACAACGTAGAAAAAAACATGATGACAATCAGAATAGAAGAGCGAGTAGCGTTGCCTAAATTCTATGAAGATGCATTCATTTACGGAGCTTTAACAAGCTCATAATATTGGGTTTAGTTGTTAAGTTTAAAAGCCTTGGAGAAATTCAAGGCTTTTTTATTGTTTATCCAAAAATGCTTAACTTTGAATCATGGCAGATTTCGATGAAAATTGTGATATAATTAACTGGACTGGATTACCAGTTTATCAGAAATCAGGGACACAAGGGTTACAGATTAGTTTCACTTCTGAAACCAGTTATGTAGAACCTTACAGTCTATCAGATTTCAAGGACTTCGCTAGGATTGATTTCGATACCGATGATAATCTATTATCACTATTCCTAAAGGCATCCAGAATAGATATTGAACGGTACTTACAAAAATCTTTAGGAATCAGAACTATTACTTTGTCCGCTTTGCGACTACCTACTAATTTCTATCTTCCTTATGGTCCTGTTCAGTCGATTAGTACTACTGGATTCACTAAAGTAGGTGATATTCTAAAAGAGGGAGGTACAGATATTGAAGTTGAATACGTTTCAAATGCCAGTTTAGTCAATGATTCAATCAAGACTGCTATTTACATGCAATCCTTAAACTATTACGATAATCGGGAAAAGTACAGTGAATCAGGAATGCAGGGCGTTCTAATTGATGACGTTAAAAAGATATTGCAACCGTTTAGAAAAGTCCAGTTTCCATGAGAGAAAAAGTAAAGTTCATTCGTGTAACTAGTAATCAGGATTCAACGGGTCAATTATTAAATTCGGAAAAGGTATTTTACGAGCCTAAAGGAGTTGACGTTAAAGAGGTAACACCTAGTGTAGATGTAATAGCGCAGCAACAAAATTTAACCATGATGATTGAGATTAAGATGCGTTATAATCCAACTATTGCAATTATCAACGGTGATAAGATAGAATGGAGGGGTTTTAGGTTTAATGCGTTAAGCCCTAAAGTCGATCCATTAAGAAGATGGATAACTATCAAGGCATTTAGCGAGATTGAAAGTACCAATAGATCAGGTTCAGGAAATGAGCCTATTGAATTATTAAATACATTACAGGCAGTTTTACAATTCACGATATGAGCAAAATAATATACACCGATAAAGAAGATTCAATCATTAATCCACTACCAGAGATTAACAAGGTAGTTGCTGATAATATGAATGAGATTAAGCGTTCTGTTAATGATTTGTATGATGATGTTGGAGTAGTTATTTATCAAGATACCGTTAACACCGTATCAAATAAGCAATCATTGACGGCAGGAATTGAGAATATTATAACTATTGTCGATGCTGATCCTGACAGGGCGCAAGCTCCTATTTCTATTGGAGAATCTGAATTGTTTTTGGATAATAAGATAAGGCCATTTAAAAATGGAGATAGCTACATTATAAGAATTGATTTTGAAGCTGAAATATCTAATCCACTTGCTTATTTTGATATAAAAGTAGACATAGCTGGAGCTATTGGATTAATACTTAGAAAAGCCGAGGTATTTCCTAAAGGATCAAATACACCTCAACCATTTAGCACTACTAGCTATATTTATGTGAGGGAAACTTTTTTTATCAATGGAGGTATAATTAAGATAACACCATCTCACAGTATGTTGATTTGGAATAAGGCTATTTCTATTCATAGGATTTATGCAGGTAGATAATGTCCATCAAGGTCAAAGTAACGGGCGTTAATATTCTATTGCAAGGCATTGACCAATTAGAAGACCGATTAAAATTAGCTGTTCAGGATGAAATAAAAGATTGGGCAGATCGCACCAAGAATGACGCTATTCGAGACACTCCAGTTGATACAGGTAAATTAAAGAGTTCTATAAGATCGGTATTAGGTGCTAATGGATTGACTTGGATAGTCAAAGTAGGAGGCATTAATGGTGTTAATTATGCGCCTTATGTGGTTTTTGGAACTGGGACTTTTGTAGATCAGAATTTTTTACAACAATTTAACCTAGTTCAATACGCTAGCCAATTCAAAGGAAAGGGACAAAGGCAAGTAAATTTACCAATGCGAGACTTCTTATATCGGAACGCAAGGCTTGAATTCGATAAATCTTTGCAAGAGATAAAAAAAATAATTGCAAACAGTAGGATTTAAAAAAGTAATCTGTTAAGTTTGGCTTATACTTAAACGAACGGAATTATGAAAATTGAAACTAGACATTTTGGAATTAGAAAAGGAAAAACGGCTACAATAATTGAATTAGCCGTAAATGGATCTAACGCTTTTATTGTAGAAGATATAACAAATTTACATGGATATGTAGATTCAGATTTAATTGACTCTTTAAGAATGATAGCTGACGAATTGGAAGATCACAACAATTCAAAAAAAGAGGAGGAAAAAGAGCTATGAAAACCATATCCAATATCATAGTCCTAGTATTAATCTCAATCGGTCTTATTGCAGGATTGATTGAGTTGATGTTGTGGATTAACTTGCTATTCATGTACCCGCTTTGTTGTGGTTTATCCATATTGATAGTTTTAGGAGCGTTTGAACTTTACGAAAGATCAATATAATGACCATTGAAGAACAGGCATTTCTATACAGGCATGGAATCTATGAAAAGCGATTCGCTAAGCAGTTCGCTAAGATTCTGAAAGGTCAGATATTCCAATTAGCTGATGAGTTTGAATTAATGGGTCAAGCTAGCAATGTAGATACTAAGCCATTACAGGCCATGTATCAAAGGTTATACAATGAGATAATGACTAAGGAAGGTAAGTTCATTTGGAATAGCCTAGTGATGCCTATTACAGGCATAAGAGTTAAAGACGTGTTTGATTCATTGGCTAGAGATTTACCGCCTGAAAATGTAGCTGAAATGCCTAGTTTTTGGAATAGGTTAATGGGAGGATTCTTGACTTCTTACATTTCTCAAAGAATTGTAGAAGTTACCAAAACTACCATCAAGCGATTCAATGAATCAGTAGAACGATTTAGAAATGATGGAATGACCAATGCAGAAATAGCCCGAATGATAAAGGCAGATGCAAGGGCTAGAGAATTGCGAGGAAATACAATTGCAAGAACTGAGGCAACTACTGCAATGAATAAGAGTTGGATATTAGCTTTGCAGTCCTCTAAATTGCAATGGGAGAAGGCATGGAATGCTATTCGAGATGACAGGACTAGAGATAGCCATTTCATGACCTCACCTGAAAACTTCATAAGCATAGAAGATAACTTCATTATTGGAGGTTTCCAAATGGCATATCCAGGAGATAGCACTCAAGGCAGTCCAGTTGGAGAGCTAATTAATTGCAGATGCTTTCTTAAGTTTAGATTTGCAGGATCTAGTTACGGATTTAGACCAAAAAGATAATGGAAAAGACAGAAACTAAAATCATCAAATTATTTGTAATCGCTATTGCGATTCTTTATGTACTAATTATTTTATTCACAACTTAAACGACAAACGAAATGAAAAAACTACTAAAATTATTTTCAATGGTATTGATAATATCATCATGCAACTCGATCAATCCAGTTACAAGGTACAATAAAGAGCATAGTGATAAGACCTTTGTAAATGCAATAAAAAAAAACTATGTGGTTACTAATTGATCTGGTTACGAATGATTTTAAGGCTTATTATAGCTTTAATCGATTGAAAAAGGATATAGGATTAGCAAAGGAGGTAGAAAAGCCTAGCATACCCCTTAGAATAGGCTCAAAGTATGAAATACGAGAAATAGAAGTAGATGAGCGTATCTGAATTTATAAAAATAAATAAAGATTTATCTGTTGAGGACTTGCTTATAAAATATGCGGGATATCGAATGGATAAAATGGAGGCTAGAATTCCTTATGATGTTTGCATCTGGTTAGAGGCAAATAGATTAAGTGAAAAAGAATTCTGTAAGTGGTTTATGAATCAGAGAAGTAAAAAATAAGTTCTTAATGTCACCCATAAAAAGAAAAGACCTTTTATCGAGGTCTTTTCTTTTATTATTACTTTCACTTTTTAAACAACTGAAAAGCTCTTTGAACTGCCATTATTAGAATCTGTATTGGAGGTGATTTTTTAGTCAGTATAAAACCAAGTATTTCACCGGATATAAATATCCATTCCTTCGTCTGAGCCTTATTTGACTTGCTTGCTATGTAACTTACATAGTTACTCCATGATTCCTCAGGAGTTGTGTTATCGTCTGCCAAGCCGTCTATAATGGCTAATTCCTTACCGATTACAGGTAGCTTATTCTTGAAGAACTCATAAGCCTCGTTATCCTTTTTCGTTGCAGTTCGATCTAATAACCATTGGATAGTTCCATCATTGGCATTGATACCTTCCTTAATGTAGTCAGTTAATCTAACCGCTAAAGGTGCTTTTTCTTCCAATTCATCTGATATGTCAGTGAATACTTTTCTAATGAATTCGGCAATTTGTTTTAATAGTTTCATTGTTTATTTGATTGGTTCAAAATATAAATTAGCTTCTTCTTGTCTCCTTTTTGTAAGTCCATTTAACACCTTACCGCCTGCTTTGTTCCATCTTAAGAACTCATTGAATATAGTTGGATCACCTGGATTAGCGTTAACCTTTCTAAGTAGTGTAGAACTTCTTAGATTACCTATTCCAAGATTATAAGCAAAGGAAACTAAGCTGTTGAATTGGTTTTGATTTAAAGGTACTTTAATGGTTGATCTTACATTTCTAGCGAAGTCCTCAACTACCCATTCTAATAGCCTTTCAGCTTTATCTTTAGATATTACATCACCTTCTTTAACTTTCCTTCCAGACTCATAGAAAGTATTTCCATATCCAATAGTCCAAACTTTAGCAGGGCATAGATATGCATTATCTCGATATCCTTCATGCTTTTTAATTAGATCTAATCCTTCCTTACTTACTTGCATACTCTATCTATTAAGTTATCACATGATCCAATACATACCCTTAGGTACGATTCTTTTTCCTCTGTATAAGGTGTATAATCTTGGTTAGGCGAAATCTTAATCTTATCTCCTTTGAATAGTTTAAGTTCTGATTTCTCGTTGTAAATAATTCCTTTAAGGACTTCAATATATTTACATTTAGTTTCATAGGAGTGATTGTATTTTGATGAAAAAGGAGGGTAATAGATTATATATTCATCATCTAACTTTAAAAAACTAATCCACATTTTAACTTAGCTAAATTCGTGAGGATACCGATCATCTAAGACCGTATCTGTGAATAACAAGTTAAAGTTTTCTAGAAGAGCAGTATTCGAGATCATGTCTACAAATTCCCCTTCGATTTCTTCCCCCGCATTGAGTAGGTTTCCCTCCTCATCCCATTCTTGCCCTATCGTCAGCTTTCCCAGCCACTTTACGGCAAATTTCTCATCTTGGTAGTAGCCTGCAAGTATCGCTTCTTGAGTTACCACTGAAATATCAAGCCCTAATCTAGCGAGGTCGGCTAAAAAGGCTTGTTTGTCTTTGGTTCTGAATTTATAAGATTGTCTCATATTATAAAGTGGTTAATGCTTGAAGTTGAGCGTTTGAGAGACGGGTTTTGAAAATTGTTGTCGATTTTATTGAACCATTTAATGATAAAGTCCCAGGCTGATCAATTCTTGAGCCTAAAGTTATTTTATCGCAATTAGGAATACTTATTACTGTTCCTGTCGATGCAATTATCCCATTAATTGATAAAACTGCATTATTTGAACCTAATCCATAAGTAATTGCTATTTTATTAAATCCTGCATTCCAATTTGATGCTAAAACTGAAAGAGTTCCAATGTTACCCGCACTTCTTATAAGTGCTTGAAGTGTAAAATTAGATTGAACTTGCAAATAAATAGCTTCTCCTAACGAAGAACCTAAGCTTATCCCAATAACAAACGCAGATGCTATTTTTGGTATAAACCCCTCAATATATAAAGTCCCATCCGTCTGCCCGATTAAATCAGCTATTCCAGTTCTTGTAATCACATCAGCTGGCCTTGTCACCTGACTTGCAACGGTGGGAATGTAGGAGGTCGCTACTGAGCCTACTTCGAGTTGTGCGCCCCAGATGAACATCTC